AAGGCGTTCGATCTTCGCTTCGTTTTCCAGATCGATATTCTCCGCATAGAACTCGATGCCGATGTTATGGGTGATGAGGTTATTTTTAAGGTCCGCGCCGCCGATTTCCACATCGTCGGAATAGACGATCGCCGGCAGCGGCATGACACCCAGAAACCGCTGTTCGCGGACGGGCAGCCCGGTCTCCTGCAGTAAAGCTTTAACGTCCAGCATCCTGCACCGCCTTTTCCGCGAGCTCTGGCATGCGCCGCTCTGCCATCTGCTCACCGTAGATGATGTGCGGGAACGCCCGCGTGCGGCCGCCGCCCCTAAGCGCATGACCGTGCTCCAAAAGATGTGTCAGCCGATAGTGCGGGCTTTTAACATGCCAGACGCGGCTATGATTGTACTTGCTGCCCGTATTGATCTTTTTAATGTGAAATGTCTTGACATATTTGCCGGTCCGCTCTCTGAATGTGACATGCTGCTTGATCTCATCGTTTACTTCGTTGGCCACGATCTCCACCGCTTCACCGATCTTTTCGGATACAGCATCGGAAAAGGACTGAAGTTCGTGCTCGATCGCAGCTGCCAGCCGGTTAACGTCCAAAATGCATCACCGCCCTTAGCTTCAAGGACCTGTTCTGGTACATGAAGTTATCAATGCTTTTCACATCGTAGATCTGGCCGCGAAACAGGATGCGCGTCGTTTGAGGAACCAAATTAGCCAAAACGGATGCGTAGCGCACAATAAAATCTACGCTGTTCTGCGCCTGTTCGGCGGATGCCGCCCAGTACTCGCTGCCAGAAAGGCCGTTGACCTGAGCTTGGCAGGAGACCCGATCAGACCAGGTTTCGTTCGTGTCCATCACTTGGATGGTAATCTGGTGCCTTAGCTTTCCTGCTTCCATGTCAGAACACCTCCACACGATACGGCGACAGCAGCGCGTGCACGGAAAATGCCGTCTGGTCCTTGGCCGTGCCGGTCGCCTCGCGGTTTTCGTACCAGTGCCCGACCAATAGGAGCAGCGCCTGCTTGATGGGTTCTGGTAGAACTGCATACCCGGCGACGAACCGGATCCGGATGGGAGTTGCGGGATATGGCGTGAATACCGGCCAGGACATGCCAAAGCCAGGCAGGACCCGGCCGGGTTCACGATCTGTATCCTTGAGGTAGTTGGATGTTGGCAGGATCGTCTCAGTTCCAGTGCTATCCTTGTACGCGATCTCTGTAACGCTCTGAAGCGGCGGGCATGGCAGCATGATCGAACTGTTGACGGGGAATCGGTCCAGATACATTTCCAGTGTCTGTTCAGCCAAGGCGCGGCGGGTGAAATTTTCGCAATACACCCTGGCTGTCTTGATCAGGCTCAGGAGCAGATCGTCCTCTGCCGGTTCTTCCGGGAGGCGAAGGTGCTGCCTGACTTCGGCCAGCGTGACCGGTTCTGTTTCGACCGGTGTGATTGTTTTAACCATCAGGCGAGCACCTTCCTTTCCAGAAATCTTTGATTACGACTCAGCCATCAGGCCGGCCGCGATGAGTTTAGCCAAAAGTGCGTTAAAGTCCGTGACCAGACCTGCGACGGTTGTCGCTTCGCTGTCTGCCTGATTGGCAGCGGTCTTGGCAGCAATGGCATCGCTTAGCACCTTGCCCTGATTAGCTGACAGCGCGCTGGTAGTAGAAGTGGAGGTCAAAGCATCCACAATGGGCGCAGAAACAACGCCTTCAACCGTAGCAGCAGCGTCGACGACCAGCGTGCCAGTTGATGTGATCTCCAGTGTGCCGCCAATGACGGTTGTTTCGCCGCCCTGTTCGGTGTAGTTTTTTACATTACTCATGCGTTGTCACCTCATGCTTTCATCTGCAGGACTTGGATAGCTTCTGCCAAGACCAGCTTGCCGTCGACGCGCTGCGTTGCCCTGAAACCTACCTGGCCGGTAGCGGCAAACAGCTCGTTCAGGCGCTGGAAAGATCGGCCCTGACGATCCGCGATCCAGTAATAGCTGAAGTCGCCAAACGCGATGGCCTTGGCGGTAGCTGTCATGGTAGGCACATATGACGAGGTCTTCAAAGGCCGGTTGAGGATGGTATCGGGTGTGCCTGCCTGCAGGGAAGGCTGCCACAGATACTGGCCAGCGCCGTCCTTGAGTTTACGGATAGCCTTGACTGTGGCTTCGTTCATGGTGAACACAGCATTTCGCCGATATGGCGATTTCAGGGCATAGTACAGGTCAATGACCTCATCGGCTGTGACGGCAGTGCTGCTGACGGATGTGATGCCCACCGTTGCGCCACCGGTCGCATTGAAAATACCGGTAGGTTTGCCTGTGCCATTACCGATGAAGAAGGCCTCTTCTTCCTTGGTGCCGATGCGCCGGGCAAACTCCCGGGCGATGTACCCTTCCAGATTAAAAAAGCTGTCGTTCAGGAGTTCTTCCGAGACCTTGATCATCGTTGCCAGTTTGTTCGCACCGATTGAGACCTGGTCGAACACGTCGTCGGAATCGGGAATCTGGCCTTCCTCATCCACCCAGCTGGCAGTGCCTTTCGAGGCGACGACGGGGATCTTGCGGTCGCCGGATGCTGTGTAGATCACTCGAGCCAGCTGGCGGAAGATGTTTTCTTCCTGCAGTGCCTCGACCAGGGTGCGCTCAAACTCGTCAGGGACCAAGTACCCGCCTTCAGAATCGGTGCCAATCTGAAGAGCGTTCTGGACATCGAATGCGTTCTTGCTGCGCATGACACGCCAGAACGCGGATTTATATTCATCTGAAGCGCGGCCGGTCCTGGCTTCAGTGCTGGCTGCGTGCGGCTGGTTGCGAATCGGGGTGTTGACCGGTTTACTGAGTTCAAGGTCCAGTGCCTGCTGGCGCTCAAGCCGGTCGATCTCCTTACCAAGGCTAACGACATCCGCTTCCATTTTTTCGTACACGGCTGTGTCCTCGGCGCTGATCAGGCCGTCGGTGCCGCGCTTGCTGTCGAGGAACGCTTTTGCTGCATCCCAGGCTTTGGCTCTTTTTTCACGAAGGTCTAAAATTTTGTTCATGTGGTTTGGCCCTCCTAAGGCTGAATTAAATAGAGCCGCTTTTCCAGCGACTCGATCGTGTGGGTGGGTTGTTCTTGGCTTTCTTTGGGTTTGGTCTCTGCCTGACGCTGAGGCATTTTACTCAAAAGTGAGTTAGTGACAGCAGCACGACTGAAGATCAGTCCCGGGCTTGTGTCTTGTGGCTCGCTTGTGAACATGATGTTATCGGCAAAGCCAAGCTCAACAGCCTTGTTGGCGTTCATCCAGGACTCGGCGTCCATGAGGTGTGAAAGCTTTGCGCGAGACAGCCCGGTTTTCAGCGCATACGCGTTGATGATACTTTCTTTAACCTCGTCCAGCAGCGCTTTGGCTCTGAGCATTTCCTCGCTGTCGCCGATCGCGATGGTGGCCGGGTTATGCACCATGAGCATCGACACCGGTGACATCTGCACCGTGCTGCCGGCCATGGCAATCACGGACGCGGCGCTGGCGGCAAGGCCGTCGATCTTCACGGTGACGTGACCGGGGTAGTCCATGAGCATGTTGTAGATTTGTGCAGCAGCAAATACATCGCCACCGGGTGAGTTGATCCAGACGGTGATGTTACCGCCGCCGGCCAGTAACTCGTCCTTGAACAGTTTCGGTGTAACCTCATCGCCCCACCAGGTCTCCTCAGCGATAGGGCCGTTCAGATAGAGGATGCGCTCTGCCTCGTCACTATCGCGTATCCAGTTCCAAAATGTCTTCATAGGATATGATCCTCCTTCGTTGTAAAATCGTTGTTTTTACTCAACATAATCGCTTACTCATCATAAAATTGTCCCGCTTGTGATAGTGGTAGCATGTTGCCGTTGACCAGGTACAGGTCACCTCCGAGTTCGGCAGGGATAAGGTTCATGTTTTCAAGCTCCCGTATGTCGTTGCTGGATAGCCAACCGTTCTGGCGGCCGGTGGCATAACCTTGCATACGGCTGGCATAATCACCACGTAGCAGTCCGTCCAGGTTGAATCGGACAAAGTACTGTTTCTTCTCCGCTGTGGAGAACAACGCTTTCTGGATCGCCATCTCCCAGCGGATCACCCACGGGTCGAGCGTGTACTTCACGAACTCCAGTGACTGCTGCTCGATGTTGGAAAAGCTGGATTTCTCCAGGTCAGCTAAAAGATGAGGGGCAACCCGAAAAATCCGAGCGATCTCGTTGATCTGGAACTTTCTGGTCTCCAGGAACTGCGCCTGCTCGGGCGGGATGCCGATCGCCTGGAATTTCATGCCTTCCTCCAGAACGGCGACCCGGTGTGCATTGCTGCTGCCCTGATACACCGCATTCCAGCTTTCACGCACGCGTTTCGGGTCCTTCACGACACCTGGATGCTCCAGAACACCGCCGGGATTGGCACCGTTGGCGAAAAAGGATGCACCATATTCCTCGGTTGCAATGGCCATGCCGATGGCATTCTTAGCCGTGGCAATCGGGGAATAGCCGATCAGGCCATCAAAACCCAGACCGGGGATGTGCAGCACCTCTTCTCGGCGAAGAGAATATAACCCGCGATCGGTCCGGTACTGATATATGATCTCGCCGCCAGCGGCCCGGTCGACCGTCATCTTGTCTGGTAATAGCGGGTACAGCGCAATTACCTGGCCACGACCATCCCTGATGATCTGAGCATAAGCGTTGCCCCACAGAAGGAGATGACTCATCAGCGTCTCTCGAAACACAAATGAAGTCATCTCTGAATTGGGCTCGTTATGCAGGAGATAATACAGCGGGTGATCCAG